CCTATTTAATAATATAATTAAATCATTGCCACTTATCCTGGTCTCCAATGTTCCACCCATACCTCCTACATCGCCAAGCATACTTTTTAATTTTGAAAGAGGTGCAATCACTTCAGGGTCAACCCTTGAGTTTCGATTATCTCCCACAGTTGCCATCGTGGGCCCGAATGCCAAGCCGCCTTCTGCAAGTTTGGGAGCGGCTAAGCTATTTTTTACTAATGTTCCTAAGGCAACTAAAGCAATACCACCAGCAATGGCAATAGCAGGATTTAACGATTTTAAAGCCGTTTTTATACCTAAAGCTGCTATACCTACTTGAATAGCTAATTTACCAAAGCTAATTACCGCTTCTGCAACTGGAAGCAAAAATGATTTAATATTAAATCCTGCACCACTTAATGCATTGCCTAATTGTTCGCCTAATCCAACTGCTAAATCATTTAATGCACCTGTTACTATACTATTTAATCCTGTGTTTAAATCAATTAAACTTAAAGATAATCTATTTATTTTTTCATCTAATTTAGCGGCTGCTGCATCGGCATCAGAAAATGGTTTAGCCATATTAGGAGGATTATTTTTTAATTTTTCTCCAAATGCTAAAACATCCTTTGCAGTATTTTTCATTGAAAGTAAACTTAATTCACCTTCTTTTAAACCTAATTGTTCTCTTGTTTTAGGTGTAATTTCATTAATTACTGCTTTATCTATTTCTTCTTTAGCTTTTTTTAATTCTGTTAATGTTTTAAATTCATCAAAATTAAATAATTTTTTATCAATTTTTTTATCAGCTAAAGGATTCTTTGTATCATCTGTTTTTTTATCATCAATAATACTGGAAGCATTTTGTTTACCTTTTGCATCTACAGTAAAAAGTGAACCAAGTTTACCTTTTAAACTATCAACGGTTTCTCCTATACTTTTAAATTCTTTTGCAACTACTCTTTGTTCTTTTTGATATGTCGTTAATCCATCAAGATTAAATAAATTTAATCCTAATGCCTTTTGTAAATAATCTATATTTTTTAAAACATTAGCCACTCCTTCCATTACAGAGTTTTTAATGTTGATCCATATATTTTTAAATCTATCTGTAAATGCCTGCCAATTGTCATATACATACAATGCAATAGCACCAAGCGCAGCAATCGAGGCTGTAATGATTAAAATAGTAGGATTGGCAGCTAAATAAGCAAATGCTTTACTTATATTACCTATGCCTTGCACAATTAATTTTGTTGCACCTACTAAAGCACCGTATGTGCTTATTAATTTTCCTATAATAAAAATAATAGGTCCTATAGATGCGGCTAGCAAAGCAGCCTTAACTATAAAGCCTTGAGTCTCCGGATTAAGTGCTTTAAATCCATCTACTAAACCTTGAATATATCTGCTTAAACTTGCAGCAACTGCTTCTAAATTTAAAGATTCATTAATGGCTTTACCAAACTCTGCTAAAGATGCACTTACATTATCTTTTAAATTATCAAATGTATTTCCTAAACCACCTTGCGCTCTATCTAATTTTGCTAAAGCAGATACTGATCTTGTTATAAACTCCTCACTACTTACACCAATAGCTCTAATGCCTTCAGCTGTAACTGTGCCAAATTCCTCTTTCATTACACGAGCAAACTCTGGCAGCCTTTCCTTGATTTGATTTAAATCTTCCTGTGTAACTTTACCTACTGCGCTAATTTGTGATAATGCCAATGTAACTCCGCTAAATTGTTCTGCTCCACCTCCTGACCTTGCAACTGCATTACCAAACTGTGTTATTGTTTCCCTGGCAGCATCGGCAGACATTCCTACACTTTGCAAAGAGGCAGAAGCCTTAACTACCTCCGGTAATGCAAGTCCAGGATTTTCAGCAACTTTTCTTAACTTATCTAATTCAGCAGATGCTGCCTCACTACTTCCCATGATGGCTATTAAACCATTCTCTAACTTCTCGATATCTGCAAAGGCCTTTAATGAAGCTGCGCCTAAACCTATTATTGGCAATGTTAATGACTGGGTCATTGTTGAGCCAATGTTCTGCATTTGTGATCCAAACCTTGACATCGCACGTTCAACCTTGCCAAGTTCTTTTTCAAGATTCGTTACATCAATGCCAAGTTTTAAATTCAGTTTACCTATTGCCATTATCTACTCTTTATCCCACCTGGCAAAAATAGACTTATCTAATTCTGTCAAATGTTTTTTTACTGGTTTATCTAATTCTTTTTCCCATGGAAACTCTATTAAATCTTTAGGCTTAATTGACTTTCCTTTTGCTGTATGTACATTTAATAAAAGTGTTGTTTGCCATCTGGCTCTTTCCCACTCAAATTGCTGCTCTATTTCAAATTGGCTATTAAAGCCTTGCATGGCCATAATAACCTCTCTTAATGTCATCTCGTAATAATGCGGAGGAGGAAATTTAAGCACTCCAAAGCAAAACCGCTCTATATATTCAAGGGTTAATTCTGCTCCTCCGCTATCTCGTTTTTTCTTTCCTGATCTTCCTGTACTGTAATTTCATTTGTTATCAGCTCTGTAATTCTGTTAATTCCTCCTTTATCCAAGTCTACTAAATCACAAAACTTTTCTAATGTATATGGGCATTTTTCTCCCTTAGCCTTGTATCCTGCCTGAACACCGGCAAAAGCAAGTTCCAGGACAAATAATAGGTCTTCGCCAAGTTGGGAGAGGTCACTTAATTTAAGATTCCTCTCCCTCAAGAATGTACCTAACACGAACATTCCAAATTTTACTGGTATGTCCGCATTAGCTATTTTTATTGTTTTCATGTTAGGTATTTAATTTAAGATTTAAGAGACTTTGCAATTGCACCAGTAATTTCAAAAGATGCAGAATAGCTTACATTTTCTTCTACGGCTGCATTTAAGTCCAATGATGTACAGATAGCAGACATTGTAAATACATTGTCACCGCTTACATCTGTAGTAAATTTAATAGTTAATGCAGTGCCGGAAACAAGATCAGTAAATAAATCATCAAACAAGTAATTTGTGGAGGTATCACCAGGACCAGCATACAAAGCTTCAGTTGATAGTGTGCCTGATAGCTGCCCCTTTTTAACTTCTCTCCATCCACCACTTGCGCTATCCTTTGTCAGAATTTCACGCATTGCAGCAGTTACGTTCATTTGGCAGGATGTCGCGTATCCGATTGCAGTCGAATCTTTATACAAGCGCATCAACGTACCATTAATTATACCAGTAGTTGCCATGTTATTTATTTTTTAGGTTTAGACAAATTTATATTAACATCAATATTTTCAAGATCATTTTCTTCCTCAAAATATTCCATAGGCATTGGCACTGGAATATAAATAGGCTGTTGAGTTTCTTGTGTTTTTTTCTCTGGCATTACTTCCACAACAAAATCATCATCAAGCAGCTCTGCTATACCATCAGCAATTAATTCTTTGCCATAGTCAGAAAGAAATACACCAGTTGCTCCTGCTGGCTTGCCGTTCCACTCTTTTATTAATCTTAACTTCATAATTATCTTTTCATTCTTGCCATAAAATCAATTGACATCCAATAAACATTTAAATCAGCATTATATGCTTGTGATTCTGATGACATATATTTAATTGTCTGGACACTTATATTATTAACTGTGCCAACAAATCGATCAAGTCTATTTCTAACTGAATTTGATAAATTATGTGTTGTGTCATAATTATTACTATAAACATCAACTTGAATTGTAACTTCTTCTAAATTACTTTGCCCATCTTTATATTCAACAGGAATTGAATTTATAATAGTGTAAATACAAAAAGGATATGCTACATTTTGTGGCGCAATGTCAGGATAAATGCGCAAGCCACATACACCTGTAACAGCTGCATCTGTTGTTAATCTTCCATATATTACTTTTCCTATCATGATATTTGCCAAAAATATTTAGGCCTTTCCTTCATTATAAAAATACATTCATCACGCATTGTTTTTATTACTTTTTCTCTACTGAGATTTCTTGCTCTAACTACAATTTTATTAGTCCAGGCTTTTGTGCTGCCAAAAACCATATGCGCATAAAAACCATTTGCTCCCTCTTCACTATTAATACCTCTATTCATTGTACCTCTCCTATATAAAGGACCTATTGCTCCAACTGCTCTTTTATATGAAACAAGATTTTTTGATAAATCTATTATTGAATTTTTTAAATTACCTGGTTGAACCCATATAGATGCTCCATCTGTTTTTTCCCATCCAGTCATTTTTTTATTCTTCCATGGCCTAGTGCGAATTCTATGTGGTTTACTACTGATAGGCACTAATGATTTATAAATATCTAAGGCAATTGGAACACCTGCTTCAATTACTCTTGTTCTTTCATTTACTGTGCATTGTTCCATAAGTTCAGCAAATTCTATAACAGCATCAGCCAAACCTACAACTCTTAGGCTTATACCTTGATAGCTTCTTTTACCCTTAACATTTCCCTTTTGAAGATCCTTAAGATGATTTATTTGTTTTGCTGTTAAATAACCCATTATATGTAATTTTCATTATATGAACAAAACAACATTAAATACAAATTATCTTCACTTATCTGCACATTCTCTATCTGGTACTTTTTATTATTGTATGTAATTCGCATTGACTCAGTAATATCATCCCTATATCTAACAACAACTTTTATCTGGCTCTTTGCCGTAATTTTACCTCCATCCACATTTTCTCTATTAATCCCTTTATAATCTACCATGCCCCAGACAGTAGCCAATGTTGACCAGGTCTCAGCAGGATAACCTGTAGTGGATGCAGTCCTGGTAACTTGTTCAACAAGTATCCTATCTCTTAATCTGCCAATCTCTTCTTTCTTGTTAAATCTCATTAGAAATATTGTACTCTGTATTGATCCAATAAATATTGTGATGCCGTTGGCATCTTTTTCACATAATCTTCCCTGTTATCATAGGTATCCGCAATCATCATTAATATTGCTTGCCTAATTTGCGGAGGAATGCCAGATGGCTCAGTCGAAAAACCTGCAGTGTAAGTTAATACAACATCATCTATATTACCATATAATGTTGGCCATGATTTACCAAAAGCCAAGGCTAATCTGCAAGGTTTAGCGTAGGTATCTACTTTATAATTATCGCTTGAAAAAGTAACTAAGTTATTACTGTTATCATAATATCTAAAACTATTAAATGAAATTACTGGACTCACTGATAAATAAATAATTGGCTTATTTAAAAAATCTAGCCTTTCTACAATAGTTTGAGAAATTAAGGCCATATTTAAATAACTTTCAGCTATATGTCGTGAACTAGTAATTAATGCAGTAATTAATGTATCATCAGCTGATGTGTCAACCTTTAAATAATTTTTAACCTCTGAAACAGTCCAGGGTTCAACAGCAGGTTCTACACTAATTCTCCAAGCCATAATGATAATTTTTTAAAAAGGAGGAGTATTTTGCAACTCCTCCTACCTAGACCTCCCAATGATTACTTACAGATTCTTCAAGTGCTTAATTGCTGCACTATTTAATAACTTGCCATCGTAACGAGCATACATAAGGAAACCAATTTCCATTTCATCCATGTAACGCTCACGCAATGGTACAAGCGTTTGTGTCGCAACTTGACGTATAATATATTTTGACCAATCACCAAAATAAATAATTTTTGCATCAGCTGCTTGTGCAGAAGCAAGATCATTATTTATAAAGAAATTATAACCTAATAATCTATCAGGTGTACCTTCTCTCAATGATGGCTGAAATAAACCGTTATAATTATTATCAACATTTAACTTCCTAACTGCACTTAAAATCTGGTCATTCATCATGAATGCAGCAGATGGAGAATTACGATAAGCTATATCAACTGAATGCACTAAATCAATTAAATTACTTGCAGTAAATGATCCAGTTGCCGCAGACTCAACGCCAGATGGTGCTGCATCGTTATAAGTAAAGCCTGTTGGTTTACCTGAACCATCACCGGTAGTAAATGCAGTATTTAACGCTCTACCAAGTCTTTCACCCAACATAATTGGTAATTCGCTGTTTAATAAGCCAAATTCATCATTTGCCCATTCTACAGATACTCTTACCAATGTGTTACAAACGTGAGCTGCAAATGTTTCACGCGTAAATGTCATGTCCTGTACAGTTACCGCTCCACCTTCTGTATGCCAATTTGCACTTGTGCCTGTGTCGTTTACCTTTGGCCAGTACAAAGTACCTGCTTGAGGAGTAGTGATGATACGGCTAACTTGCAACATTGGTCCGTAATACTTCATCGTCCTTTCCAATTCGTTTGAGAATTGATAAGGAATAACATAACCACCTGCAAGACCTGTTTCAGCTGTTAAAATAGTTGCCGTTCCACGCACCTCTCTTAACATTGATCTTTCCTTCGTGTTTAATTCTCTCTTAGCAATAGCTTTAAAGAATGCTGTGTTGTACTCATCAGACTTTATAATGTCCCTTTGATTACTTGGCATAATTTCAACAGCCTGCTCATAAACACTAACTTCCTTTGTCTCGGAGTTAATTTCGTTCCATCTTTCAAGTCTTGAAATCTGGTCTGTATAATTTTTAAAAGATGCATCCGCCTGGTCCCATTGTGCCAACTCCTCAGCTGACATTAATCTACCTTCTGCTGATGCTCTTTTTTGTAGGTCTTCCATTATTGCGTAATCGGAAGCCCTCTTTTCTCTTAACTGTTTAGAGTTCATTTGTTAAAGTTTTTAATTTAAGTAAATGCAGGGCATTCCTGCGTAATTCATTATTAATGTTAATTTCTGATTTTACCGCAATATCAATTACTTTTTGTAATTCCTCATCTATTTTACTAGTCATTGCCTCATAACTTCTCTTTGCCACCATTGTATCAGGATTTGCAGGATAAGTGACCGGAGAAACATCATACACTTTTTTAATTCCTCTGATAATTCTCTTTGGTTTCATTCCATTTGTTTCCTGCCAATCTTCAGCATCTACAGTAAATGCAAATGATGATTGATAAACATCACCACGTTTAACCATTTCTAATAAGTCATTCCCTAAAGTAGTATTTGGTGCTTCAAAAGAATATTCTAAAGCATTGCCAGTTACATTTAGTTTTAATGTACCTGATTTTGTCCTGGCAAGTACCATGTTTGCATCATGATTAAATAAAGCTACAACATCAGTTAAATCTGAATTAGCAAATACATCTTGTGTCATTTCCTCATCATACCAACCCATATCATAGGCAGAATTAAACACCGTTGCTGTGCCTACTATTGTGCGAGATTCAGGCATTGCGCGAAACTCGTAATTTATACTTCTTTTTTCCATGTTATCATTTTTTTCTCTTTCATCCATTATTTCATTGGCAACTCTCTCTGCCCAAGGAAGCATCGTTGAACCTCCCCAAGCATCATACATTATTGATCCGCAAATCTCATTATCATTTTCATCAAAATATTTACCTTGGTCATAAACTGCTGCTCTGCTTAAAAAACTATATGTTCTTATTACCTCATCCTCACTCAATGCCTCTCTACTTGCCAACTGCCTAGCTCTTGTCCAACCTACACTAGTACCACATTGGCTTCCATTTTCTTCTTTATGCCTCAAAGCTTTCTTTGCTGCATTAGTTGCTGATTGTGGGTAATTACTGTACGGCATTTGTCGTTGGCTCTATTTTAATGTTCGATGCTAATGGCAATTCATAACTATCTCCTCCCTCGTATGGATTTAAATTCTCCTTAACTCTAATTTCATTAGGTGACATGGCTAGCACATTTCGCATTGTTGTATAATAAGATGATCTCGCTGTAACATCACCTCTTAACAATCCATCAAGATTAAACCTTGTTTTAAATCTATCTTTTTCTACCTCAAAAAATATCTTTCTGTTAAATTCTGCCTCTATTATCTCACACAATGGCATAATGGTATAATTTACAAACATCTGGCTTAATTGCTCCATGTTTGAAAAAGTAGCCTTATCCATATCTTCCAATAAAACACCTGGCACACCTGTAATTCTTGCAATGTCGGAGATGGTAGCTTTCTTTGTTTCATTGAAAGCTGCATCAGTAGGGTTAAGACCTACTTTCTGAAAGTCCATGCCTTCTTCCAGGATGGCAGTGCCTCCAGCATTCTGGCTGCCACCAAAAGCACGATTAAAAGATGATTTTAATCTATCATAGGCTTCATTGGTTAACTTGCCAGGATGTTTTAAAACACCGTTTAAATGTGCGCCATTCTTGTAAAAGTTAGCACCGTAATTTCTATTGGCTAAAGCTAGACCGTAGTTGTCTCTGTGTAGATCAGCCATCTTAAAGGCTTCCACTCCATTCCAAGATAAATTAGGAATGTGGATTACATTATCAGAGCTATATTTTTTTGATGTCTTCTTATTTTTAAATAGTAATTCACCTCTTGTATTATAATAGCATTCTGTTTGGGTAGGATCAAGTATTTGTAAAGATGTTATTCTCTCGCTATTCGTATTTCTATTGATCGCTGCATAAAAAGCACCATGGCTCAAATAATGCAGCACTAATGTTTTATAAAATGTGTGAGCTGTGTAAAATTGCGATGGCTCACGAGCAACTATCTTATAATTAGGATGTTCTTTTGCTACTCTTAAACTTCCATCTGCACCTGTTTCAATAATATCAAAAGGCAAAGAGGCAATCACTCCGCCAAGTATTTGAGTTGCTCTATAAAATGCAGGAAGACCTATAATGCTATATTCATCTACAGCTACACCTGCTGCAGAAGAGCGTTGAAATAATGCGCCTAATGTATCACCGTTTATAGGTGTACTTGGATTTTCTAAACTTCTAGTATTAGAAAAAAAAGACCGCATAGTATTTAATAATCCCATGCGGCAAATATAAACCAGATTAGTATAAAATAATGCGCTTAAGGTAACACGTTATACAAACTTAATTTCCATGTAATTGCTTTTCGCTTTACGAAAGCTGCTATAAGTTGTATATTTCTCGTTTAACCCTAACTCCTCTCTTTCTTCCTCCAGTTTTTGCCATGCTTCCAGGTGCGTCTTGCATTCAGGAATCAATTCATAAAATCTGTGAAAATAACCAGATGTGCAATTTAATTGTCTCACCTGTTGAGCGTACTCATGTTTGTGCATTAATATTTCCATAATTAAAAGGTTTATATTTTTAATTAGGTACATTATAACATTAACAATCCTCTTTCTCTTTCTTTACTTTCATAAATTGTTGGCTTATCGCCTTGCATTGTCTGGGCAAATGCCATAACCATGGCAACAGGTCCATCTACTTTCTCTGTGCTTTTAGCTTTATCTATTTTTATATTTCCGGCAGGATCAAGTCTTAAAATTACATTACTTATCATCCATTCCATTACTGGATTGCCATCGTGTGTTATTTCTCCACTTAAAAACAATTTTTCTATTTCTTTAGTTGGTGCAGACATGGAGATAAAGCCTTGCCCAAATGGTCTCATATTTGCTCCATCATTTGTTAACTGTATAACAAGTTGGCTGGCATTCCATCTATCAAAAGCTATACATTCTATTTTATACTTTGCCGTAATGTCAATAATTAACTTTTGTATATAATCATAATCTGTAACGTTGCCATCTGTCATTATTAAATGTCCATCTTGTTGCCATTGCAAGTAGGGTACACCATCGCTAAGTGACCTTTCTCTCACATTATCCTCAGGACAAAAATAATAACTTTTAATGTGCGGCTTTGTCAATCCATCTTGCACCGGAAAACAAAGAACCAGTGAACAAATGTCACGGGTTGAAGCAAGGTCCAATCCACCATAGCATTTTTTATTTTGCAATATTTCATCATCAATAAATAGCCTGGTATCATTGATGTAACTTTGCGAAATCCAAACAGAAGATGTAGATGTCCATACATTTAGATTCTTTGTCATAAATTGTATCTGCTTTGCTGCTCCTTCGTTTAATGCCTTCTGGTATTGGTTTTCCATGTAATCGATATAAGGAGTAATGCCCAAGTTAGGATTAGATTTTGTCCAATTGTTTTTATCCTGCCAGTCATCGCCTTCATCCAGGCAGAAGAGAAGAGGAAACACAGAATCATCAATTTTTCTTTTTTCCAAAATATCAATCATAACCTTGCGATAAAAATAGCATGGAGATTCTTTGTTAAAACCTGCAGTTGTGGTAATTAAAAGTAATGGTTGAGTTCTTGATCCCATACCTGTTTCCATTACCTCTAAAACATCGCTTGTCTTGTGGGCATGGTATTCATCAATAATTGCACAATGCGGATTTAATCCATCTAGCGTATCAGCATCAGCAGATACTGATTCAAACTTTGTATTTGTTGTAGGTACATTGCAATTGTATTTTAAAACATTGACTAACTTATCAAATGTCTTTGAGTCTTTTTTCAAGTTCTTTAAAAATACCTTTGCCGTTTCAAAAGCTATTCTTGCTTGGTCCCTCGTAGTAGCAGCTGTATAAATTTCCGCTCCAGTTTCATTGTCTAATAGAAAGCAATAAACCGCAATCGCAGCTGCAAGTTCTGTCTTGCCGTTCTTCCTAGCTATTTCAAGGTAAGCCTTGCGGAATCTTCTGCCTCCACTCTTTTTTTGCCATCCAAACAATACTTTTATAAAAAACTCCTGGAAAGGCTGAATGTTAAATCGTTGCCCGGCAAATTC